AATTATTGAGGCGAAGGCGAGTGGACTTCCTCTGACGCATGAATTACGGAACATGGGTATACCTGTTGTAAACTTTACACCGAGCCGTGGAAACGATAAACTAAGTCGTGTTCATAGTATATCGCCTCTTTTTGAAGCGGGAATGATATGGTATCCTGACGAGAAATGGGCGGAAGAAGTGATTGAGGAGTGTGCTGCATTTCCTAACGGTCAACATGATGACTTGGTGGATTCAACAACACAGGCGTTGATGCGGTACAGGCAGGGGAACTTTGTGCAGATACCGACTGACGATTGGGAAGAAGACACGGGAGATTTGAAAGTGGTTTCATATTATGGGTAATGTGTACAATCAAGGCATTGGAACCTTGGCCCGTAAATTACAAAAAGGGGGCAAAGCAGAGCCTGTTTTTGAACATGGGTACACGGATACCGAAATAAATTTCAACCCTTTTTCAAAATCTTCAAAGGGGCTGTTGGGTGTTGGTCGAACATTTGTAGAAGCTTTCTATCCCCTGAGAAGAGAGCGTCTTCAAGACAAAGAAATAATTAGAATACCTGTTAATAGACCGCCAAATGCTCAAAGTGTTTTAGATTTTATTTCTAAAGAAACAGGAAAACCTCTGACGAAAGAAGATTTTTTTTATTCTCCGAGAAAAGGAGAGCAAGACGTAGATTTTTGGAGTGGAAAAAAATTACTTCCGAAAGATTACAGGTTTGTGTTTGATGCAGAAGGTAACCCTAACGAGGGGTATCTTGAGATAACAAACCCTGCCGTTTACGGTGAAGCAGAATACGGTTTGAAATATATGCCAAGCGTACAAATTCTCAAGAAACTTCCTGCAGGAGCAAAGAAGACAGGGCAGTATATATATGATTTTCTTTCCGACCCTGAAACACGGACGAAAGCTGGTGAAAATGTTACTAAGGTTTTGGAACCTATTAATAAGAAATTAGGAGCAATTATATACGGACAACAAGATCTTTTGAACAATCCGGGTGCAGATTACATTGAATATGAAGATGGGACTAGAGTAGGAAGGCATGATGTGTTGCTTTCCCTGCTTACTTTGTTGGGAACAGGTGCTACGGGGTCAGTAATAGGAGGGGCTGGAAAAGCTAAAGCTGTTTCGAACAGTACTACTCTTCGTTCTTTTATCGGAGAAAGAGATCTTACAAAAATCCCTGACGACATGAAGATTAATAATATAACGGGTAAGAAATTTAAGGATAATTTAAATGAGGCTAGGATTGAGTCTGACCGTATTAACGATCTTTCGATGTCACAGATTACAGAAGAATTAGAAGAACTTGGTTTTAAAAGCCTAGCAAGTATGCCTGATGTTTTAAAAATAAAAGTTTTACAGGAATATAAAATCAGGAAACCTTTGGGCTGGCACATTGGCCCTGATGGTACGAAAAGGTATGAGGTATCGGATAAAAATACAAGCCTAGATAAAGACTTAGCAAAAAGCTTAGTGGAAAATCCTTATATAACTGATAAAAAGCTTATGGATGCTTTATCAGGAACATCAATTCAAGATGGGATTACTGTTTTAACAAGGGATCTTTTAAAAGGTTCTCCTGTTTTAAAAATGTATCCTGAATTAGGAAAAACACGTGTTTTGTATGAATCTGACCTAGATTCTTTTGGTGTGTTTAGAAGAAAGGATAAAGGTCCAGACGAAATCGCAGTAAAAATTAATCCTAAGAAGTACCCGCAAACGTTTAAAAGTATAATTCTGCATGAATTAGGGCATGAAACGCAAGATTTCATGCGTTTTGCGGGAGGCGGCAGTTTTGAAACCGCAGGAAACATAAACAAAGGGTTGGAAAGTATATACGGAAAGATAAATGTTTTAGAAACAAGATTAAATCTTAATAAAATTTTAGAACCTTCAGATTCAAACAGGCTTGCCCAGTTAAAAGCAGAAGCAAGTTCTGTCGAACTTTTGTTAAAAGATTGGAAAAAAGCTGATTTGGAGTTTAAAAAAACAGGAACTAAAGCAGCGGAAGAGGCTCTTGAGGGTGAATCAAGAAAACTGTACAGAGCGCTTGGAGGGGAGATAGCTTCGCGTTCAATTCAAAGAAGGGATTGGTTAACCGCTGGTGAACGCAATATTCTTTCGCCTGATATTAATTTAGGTCAAATAATCGTAAAAGAACTAGAAGATCAGGGATATAAAGTAGAGCTTCCATTTTATTCTCCTAAATTGGAGGACTCTTTAAAGGTTACAATTACTGCTTCTGACAAAAGTAATTTTCTTCCTTCGCATGTTAAAGACCTTAAAAAACAACTTGAAGAGATAATTAAGGCAGAACGCACTCCTTTGTACAGAAAATCGCCTTATGACAAAGAACAAGAAAGAGCTAAAGACAAGAAATTCGAATTACTTAAAATACAAAACAAAACAGACAAACAAAACGCGGAGATAGACGAGCTTAATGATGTTTTAAATGCAGGCGAAACAATGAATCGCGCTGCTTTAAGAACAAGAGGAGAAGGATACAATAAAGACAAATTAAAAATAGATTTGTATGGCTCCGACATTCCTTTTGATGAAAGCATTATTAAGCCGGAGCTTGAAGAGTATCTATCCTCTTCTCTTCAGGCAATGGAAAAAGCTCCAAGGAAAGAAAATGTAGTTAGTTTTTATCACGGGTTTGATTCAGAAATAGACCCTGATGAAATAGAATTTCGTAAATCTATTTTTGGAAAAAAACCAAGGGGAGGAAAAGGTGTTTCAATTACTTCGGACCCTAAAATAGCCAGAGGGTATGGCTCTACTGTAATAGAAGTACCTTTAGATTTAAATCGTTATAAAATATTTGATTATAATAACTCTGATCATAAAAAAAGTATAACAGACGCTATAAAAAATGACCCTGACTTTGTTAAAAAATTTACTAAAGATTCTATTTCTAGGTTAAAACCACGTAATGTTGTTGATTTTTTAGAAGTAAATTCAAAAGTAAGAGATCCAGAGAAACGTGCAAAGCTTACAAAAAAACAACTGTTTGAAGAATTAGATTTTAGTCGCCCTGATTTAACTGAAAATAGTCACATTGTTGACATCTTACAAGAAAAAGGTTTTGAAGGGGTAAAGCAATTTGAAAAAGGAAAAGAACAATATAAATTATATAATTTAGAGCGAGAGGATCTTTTTCTTATTAAAAACCAAGAACAAAGAGCAAAAGATAAAGCTTCAAATAAAAATTTAGATTTGAGTGTGTCGGCTAAGACTGCAAGATCAAATACACTTAATACATACAAAAAGACAATCCCTATATTTAAAGAATTAAATAAAGGGAAACAAGACTTGCAAACAGGATTAGACTACGGCTCTGGTTTAGGGTTAGGGGCAGACTTTTTAAAGTTTGATTCTTTTGACCCTTATCTTGGAGTAAAAAGTAACGCTACTTACACGGATTCTAAAAAAATACCTTCTAGTAGTTATGGAAAAATAACTAATTTTAATGTATTAAATGTTTTGCCTAAAAAAAATCGCGATTATGTTATTAAGGATATAGGACGCATTTTAAAAAAAGAAGGACATGCTATAATTTCTGTACCCGACATAGATTATGTTAGAAAACAAACAAGAGGTAGAAAAGGCTCTGAAGAAAGATCTATAATTACAGACCGAGGTACTTATCAAAAACATTTTGAACCAAAAGAATTAAGCGATTATATTAAAAAAGTGTTAGGCAAAGATTTTTTGGTAACCACTAATCCAAAAAAGAAAATAGGGGATGTATCTGTTATAGTTAAAAAGTTTAATCGTGGCGGAATTGTTTCACGTGGAACACGGCCCACGGTTTTTTCTACAGGAATACCAACAGCATTAAGGAGGGAAACTAATGCAAAAATTTAATCAAAGACTAGAAGAGAATTTTCCAGATGTATATGAAGAAGGACTTTTAGTTGCCGATGGTTTTGAAAAGGCTTTTATAGGGGTTGGACGGCAGTTCAATAAACCTGTTGCTATTTATGATCGGGAAAAATGTATTGATATCTTGATAACGCGAGATAACATGGACTTTGAGGAAGCGGAAGAATACTTTGAATACAATGTCCAAGGAGCGTATGTCGGGGAAGACACCCCTATCTTTATGGAAAAACTTCCAGAGACAAATGAACTTCATTAAGGTATGATGAAGTTTAATAGGAGGCAATATGGCTGAAGAACCCGAAGAACCCGAAGAGATTATGGAGAGCGCAGCATCGCTCATGGACCGCATCCCGAAAGGGTTGAACGAAGAAGACATGCTGGCAATAGAGATCCCAGAGGAACCAGAACTTCCTTCTTCTGATTTATTTGAAATTATCCCTGATGATGATGGGGCGGTTGTTGTTGATTTTGACCCTAATGCAGAATACGGGCCTCCAGAAGAATTTTACATGAACCTTGCTGAAAATATGGATGATAGTCAGCTTGCAGAAGTATCCAATCAATTGCTGGAGGAATATGAAAGCAATAAATCTTCCAGACGCGATTGGGAAGAGGCTTATTCCAAAGGGTTAGAGCTTTTAGGCTTTAATTACGAGGAGAGAACAGAACCATTTGCAGGAGCAACAGGCGTGACGCACCCCCTCCTAGCGGAAGCCGCAACCCAGTTTCAAGCGCAGGCTTTTAACGAGTTGCTTCCTGCAAGTGGCCCAGTCCGTACAGATGTAATGGGCGCGGTCACAAAACAAAAAGAAGATCAATCTCAGCGTGTACGGCAGTTTATGAATTATTACATTACAAATGTAATGGAGGAGTACACCCCTGAATTAGATCAAATGTTATTTTATCTTCCGTTGGCAGGGTCTACTTTCAAGAAAGTTTATTATGATTCTGGGTTAGATCGTGCGGTTAGTAAGTTTGTAGCAGCGGAACATCTTGTTGTTCCGTATGAAGCAAATGATCTCGAAACATGCCCGAATATTACACACGTTGTGCGTATGTCTATGAATGATTTGAGAAAAAAACAGATTGCAGGGTTCTACCGAGATATAGATGTCCTTCCAAGTCAGGCAGAATCTAGTAGTTTGATAGAAGAAATAGACAAGATAGACGGCGTAACGCCTTCTAATGTTGATTATGATTGCACTTTATTGGAGTGTCATGCTGATTTAGACCTTGCAGGGCATGAAGATAAAGACGCTGAAGGAGAAGAAACGGGAATTAGACTTCCTTATATTGTTACAATCAGTCAAGATAACGGAAAAATACTGTCAATTCGTAGAAATTACGAAGAAAACGACCCTACATACAAGAAAATACAGTATTTTGTGCATTATAAGTTCCTTCCGGGCTTTGGTTTCTACGGATTAGGGCTAATTCACACGATTGGAGGGCTTTCACGCACTGCAACAGCGGCTTTACGGCAGTTAATTGATGCAGGAACGCTGTCAAACCTTCCAGCAGGGTTTAAAGCCCGTGGATTACGCATAAGAGACGATGAAAACCCCTTACAACCGGGTGAATTTAGAGATGTTGACGCTCCGGGAGGGGCAATTCGTGATTCTTTGATGCCTTTACCGTTTAAAGGGCCTGATTCTACGTTATTTCAACTTTTAGGTTTTGTTGTTCAGGCAGGGCAGCGTTTTGCTACGATTACAGATCTTAAGGTAGGAGATGGGAACCAATCTGCTGCAGTGGGAACGACTATTGCTATGATGGAACAAGGTTCCAGAGTGATGTCTGCTGTTCATAAACGTCTTCATTATGCAATGCGGATAGAATTTAAGCTTTTGTCCCGTGTTATGTCTGTTTATTTGCCCCAAGAGTACCCTTATACGGTTCAAGGTGGCGATCAAATGGTTTTTGCACAGGACTTTGATGATCGTGTGGACATTGTTCCTATATCTGACCCGAATATATTTTCTCAGGCACAACGTATAACGCTTGCTCAAACTGAGATACAACTCGCTATGCAGGCTCCTGAAATCCATAATATGTATGAAGTGTACAGAAGGATGTATGAAGCCCTTAATGTGAGAGACATAGACAAAATATTGATACCCCCAAGTACAACGGAAGAAGTTCCTAAAGATGCTGCACAAGAAAACATAGATACATTTTCAGGGACGGTACTAAAAGCTTTTGAGGGGCAAGACCATCAAGCACACATTATGGCGCATATGGTTTATGGCGCAACGCCGATGGTTGCTCAATTGCCTCGCATTGCTATGGATTTGCAAAAACATGTTATGGAGCATGTTCAGATACAGGCAACAGAACAAGCTATGGAGACTTTCCAACAACAAACAGGTGGACCTCCTCAAATGCAGGGAGATCTTGTGTTTGAAGCTTTAAAAGCTCAGTTTATTGCGGAGGGTATGCAAAACCTTAAAGCAATTAACGCGCAGGTTACAGGTGCAGATCAGCAACAACCTGACCCTGTTGTTGCATTAAAGCAACAAGAACTACAACTTAGAGCGCAGAAGGATCAAGCAGATACCGCAATAGATCAGGCTGAACTTAACTTAGAAGCGCAGAAAACTGCGCGTAAAGCAGAGGAGTTTGATTTACGTCAACAAGGTCAAATGAATCAAACTCAACTTAAAATACAAGCTGCTTTTGACCGTGAACGACTACGACAACAACAGAAGAGAGGTTAATATGTCGAGAGTAAAATATACTGGAAATAAACCATCTAATCCCCCTGAAGCAACGCCTTATTCTGATATTAAAGGTCAGGGTAAAATGCCTTATGCTCAACCTGTCGAAGAAGATGCCCCCGACACAATGGACGGTATTATTACCAAAGGTCAGTCCAGAGGTATGGGTGGTGCTTTACGTGGTGGCAAATTTACGATTTGTTAAATGCCGTTAAAAACAGGTAAAAGCAAAAAAACTATAGAGGCAAATATCAGTCAGCTTGTAAAGGAAGGATACCCTCGAAAACAAGCGGTTGCTATTGCTTATAGTCACTCGAAGAAAAAGAAGAAGAAAAAGGTTGCTTAATGCTTATTGAAAGCTATCCCCAGTATATACAGGGTTTGACAAATGCAAAGTTAGATTTGACGGGTACAGGAGTAACAACTTTGTACACGGCTCCTTCTAATGTTTCTTTTTCTGTCGTTAATTCTATCCTTGTGTCGGAGGACACAGGCAACGCTGACACCATAACTTTGACTCTTACAAATGGGTCAGATGTGTTTAGTCTTTTCAAAGTTGCGGCTGTTGGAGCAAATGGGACGGTAGAGTTATTAAGCAGGGATTTAGTCTTGCAACCAAGTGAAATTTTAAAAGCGACAGCAGCAACAGGCAATAGGTTGCATGTTGTGGCCAGCATACAGGAGTTTGTCCAGTCCGTTTCTGGTCGTGTTCCGTGAGTGATTATGATGATGGTCTATATGACGTTGTTAAAAATTCTATAGACAAACAAACGGAAAAGATAAAGAAGCAAAAATTGACTTTAAAACGTCAGCAGGTTTTGATACAGGAACAAATGGAAAACTTAGTCTTTTTTAAAAAAGGAAAGAAAAAATGAGTTGGTTAGAAAACATAAGAACTTTTTTGTTTGGTGAACCCACGGGAGAAAGAGCCAGAAATGATAAAGGTCAATATGTCCCAGATGATAAGACTACACCAAATGTAAACGAAGCCTATAAAGATGGCAGAACTCCCGTAAACAAAGTTTAATATGGTTGAAGACCCTAAATTTGACATAAAGAAACATCAATCAAACAGACGTTATATGTGTTGGTTCTTAATTACTTTGATGGGGCTGACAACTGTTATGACTTTATTTCAACCGGAAAGAATGGCAGAAGCTGAGTCTATTATTATGACCCAGTATCTTGCTATGAGTGGCTGTGTTGGCGGATATTTTGCTTTGTCGAATAGGAAATAGGGATGAACCAAGGGTCGGAAAATTATGTTTACAGATGTAGGTTGCGAAGAGTTATTGATGGTGACACTGTTGTCTGCGATGTCAATCTTGGTTTTAATGTTATTCTTGCTAATCAAAAGGTTCGTTTTAAAGGTATTAACACCCCGGAAAGCAGAACTCGGAACTTGGCAGAAAAGAAACTCGGTCTTCAAGCGAAAGCAAGGGTTAAAGAGTTAGTTAAAAAAGAGTTTCGTATGGAAACGCATAAAGATAAAAAAGGAAAATTTGGAAGAATATTAGGTATACCTCTTACAGAAGAAGGTGTTTCTGTGTGTGATATTTTAATCAAAGAAGGTCATGCTCGTTTGTATGACGGTGGAAAAAGGGAGCCTTGGGTATGATATTTAGTGGAATAATTAATGCTGTTGGCGGTGTTGCAACAGCGTGGATGAACAACAAAGTTGAAGAAACTAAAGCTAAAGGTGAGCTTAAGGTTGCTGTTGAGAAACGTAAAACTAAGATGGCAACAGGTGAGATTGACTGGGATCAGACAATGGCTGAAGCCTCAAAAGACAGTCTTAAAGATGAGTGGATTCTAGCCCTCTGGTCTATACCCTTAATACTTAGCTTTACAGGTCCAACTGGTGTACAGATTGTAATGGATGGGTTTGCGGCATTAGATAAAGCACCAACGTGGTACACAGCAAGTCTGGGAGTTATAGTAGCGGCTAGTTATGGTGTAAGAAGTGCCGCTAAGTTTTTTAGAAAATAGGAGTTAAATATGGTTGATTCAAAAGAAAAAGCAGAGATGCTTGGTTTAGAAGAAAAGTCTATTTTAAAGGAATATGTTTTAGATAAGACAGATCTTGATGAAAAAGCACTAAAAGCTATTGATGAGGTTGAACTGTTTCTTCGAGAGAAAAAAAGTAATTTAATATTTGTTTGGAAAAACTTTCCTAAAGTATCTTACATTTTCCTCTTTGCAGGAGCTGTTTGTGGGTATATTATAAGTTTAATTTTACAAAGTCTCACATAGGAGGTACTAATTGGCATAAATACTATAGATACTTCTAGTTTTATATTAAAACTAATCAAAGAACGCCGTCAGATGATCTTAGAAGTATTAGAAAATAAAGGTGTTTCTAATATGGAAAAATACCATTCATTAATGGGAGAATTAGACGGATTAAATTTTATTAAACAGGAACTCCAGAGCCTGCTCGAAAAACAGGAGCATATAGATGACTAAAGCTGCAGTAAAAGAATTTAAGGTTCAAGAAGAACCTAAAAAGATTGATCTTCCCTCTCATTATGTAAATAAAGAAGACCGGGTTTTGGACCCGACTTTAATAGATAAAAGTGCGTTAGAGCGTATGCCTAATCCTACGGGGTGGCGATTACTTATTCTTCCGTACAGGGGAAAGGGTAAAACTGAAGGGGGTATTTATCTTCCAGATAAAGTGCAAGAAGATTCAAACATAGCGACCGTTGCAGGTTATGTATTAAAAGTAGGTCCTTTGGCGTATAGGGATGAAGAAAAGTTTCCAAATGGAGCGTGGTGTGAAAAGGGTAATTGGGTTATTTTTGCACGATATGCGGGGTCACGGTTTAGGATTGAAGGCGGAGAAGTCAGAGTTTTAAATGACGATGAAATTCTTGCGACAATACTTGATCCAGAAGATATATTGCATTTTTAGGAGAATAAAATGGTTAAAAAATCGACTGCTGAACAATTAGCAGAACAAAAAGACGAACCTACGGTTGACGTAGGGGACGAAGACACAAAAGGACAGGAAATCGTTCTTGATGCGGAGTCCTCGGAAGAACCGGAAGAGCAAGGGTCTTTAGATTTGGTTGGTGGTAAAGGAGATAAACCGGAAACCCCAGAAAATGAACAAACCGAATACACAGACAATGTTCAAAAAAGAATAGATAAATTAACGAAGAAAATGCGAGAAGCAGAGCGCCGAGAAAAAGCAGCTTTACATTATGCAGAAAACGTAAAAGGAGAATCGGAACAATTACGTTCTCGTATGCAGACTTTAGACGAAGGGTATTTAAGTGAGTATACTAATCGTGTGGATGCAGAAGAAGGTTCAGCAGAACAAAAATTAAGAGATGCTTTAAATTCAGGTGATGCAGAAGCCATTATAGAAGCTCAGAAAAAACTGTCCGAAGTAACTGTTTCTCGTGAAAGAATTAGACAGGCTAAAGTAGAGCAAGAAAATTATCAAAAACAAGTAGAGGCTTACAGCCAGCAACAGCAACAAGCGCCTCCTCAACCTGCAGCTCCTGCTCCGGCAAAACAACCTGACCCTAAAGCAGAAAAATGGGCGCAGAAAAATGAGTGGTTTGGTTCGGATGATGCTATGACTTATGCTGCTTTTGGTATCCATAAGAAGATGGTAGAGGAAGAATCCTTTGACACTAACACTGATGAATACTACAATGAGTTAGATAAACGTATGCGAGAAGAGTTCCCGCATAAATTAACAAACGGGGAAGCACCCAAAAAACCCGCTCAAACGGTTGCTTCTGTATCCCGCAATACCCCAAGTAAGGGGCGGGGCAAAAAGGTTAGACTCACCTCTTCCCAAGTAGCGATTGCTAAAAAATTAGGTGTGCCATTAGAAGAATACGCGAAATACGTGAAGGAGTAATGAAAGTGACTGATGCAAACCAAGACGGAATTAAATCTGTTAGTCGCGCTTCTCGCGCAAAAAACACAAGGGAGAAGTCGGCTAGGCGTAAGCCGTGGACCCCACCCACTATGTTAGATGCACCCCCTGCACCAGAGGGCTACAAACACAGGTGGATACGAGCAGAAGTTCGCGGTTTTGACGACCGTAAAAATATTTCTGCAAGGCTCCGCGAAGGGTATGAGCTTGTAAGACAAGATGAATATCCTGATTTTGAAGCTCCGGTAGTTGATTCAGGGAAATATGAAGGTGTATTTGGCGTTGGTGGTTTGCTTCTTGCAAGGATACCATTAGAAACAGTTGCAGAAAGATCAGCTTACTTTAACGATAGAAATGCAGATCAGATGCAAGCGGTAGATAATGATATGCTTCGTGAGAACTCTCATTCATCTATGACGATCAGTAAACCTGAACGTCAGAGTCGTGTAACTTTTGGTGGTCAGACTAAAAAAGATTGACTACTACTTTTTAGGAAGGAAACCTTTAAATGGCTAATAATAGTACAGCCTACGGTTTAATTCCTGTCGGAATGGTAGGTTCAGGCCCTAACTCAACTGGGGTAACTGAATATGAAATTGCAAATGATAATACAAATGCAATCTATCATGGCGGAATTTGTGTTCCATTAGCAGCGGGCGTAATTGCTTACGCAGGTGCTACTGATGGGGGTACAACTCAAGCCCTTGGCGTTCTGACTGGCGTTGAATACGTAGATTCAGGAACAGGTAAGACAATTTGGAAAAATTTCTGGCCCGGTTCTAACTCTGTGTCTGTAGACACAAACCATCCTGTCCGTGCTTTCGTAGCGGATAACCCTAACCAAATTTTTAAAGTAGCCTCAGACGCTACTTTAACAAATAAGGCTACAGCACAAGCTGCTGTTTTTGCTAATGCCTCTTTAGGCACTTCAGCAAGAACGGGTTCCGATACTTCAGGACAATCCAACTCCGCATTAGGTGTTTCAACTATCGCAGTCACCGCAACTCTTCCTTTGAGAATTGTAGGTATTGTTGATGATGAAGCAAACAGCGATTATGCCGCCGCAGGTATTCCGTTGCTCGTTCGCCTTAATGCTCACTTTAACGCTGCGACCCGTGGATTTGCTTCACAGACTACCGCAGACTCAACTGGTATCTAGGAAGGAGCTAGTAAACTATGGCGATATCTCGTTCACAACTAGCTAAAGAGCTAGAACCCGGACTTAACGCCTTATTTGGGCTAGAGTACGATAGATATGACGCAGAACATGCTGAGATTTTTGACGAAGAAAGCTCGGATCGTGCGTTTGAAGAAGATGTGATGTTATCAGGATTTTCGACTGCCCCTGTTAAATCAGAAGGTGGAAGCGTTGATTTTGATGATGCACAGGAAACATATACCGCTCGTTATACTCACGAAACAATTGCGTTGGCTTTCAGTATTACTGAAGAAGCTGTTGAGGATAACTTGTATGATAGACTTGCAAGTCGTTATACAAGAGCATTAGCTCGGTCTATGTCTCAAACTAAGCAAATTAAAGCTGCTGCTGTTTTAAACAATGCGTTTACTGCAGGTGCGAGTGCTATTGGAGATGGTGTGGCTCTTTGTGCTTCAACTCATCCTACAATCAATGGCAATCAAAGCAATATTCTTGCTGTAGCTGCTGACCTTAATGAAACTTCTCTCGAGCAGTTACTTATTAATGTCGCAGGCGCACAAGATGAGCGTGGCTTAAAAGTTGCTATTCGTGGTCAAAAATTGATTATTCCAAAAGAACTTCAATTTGTTGCGGAAAGATTGCTTAACAGTAATCTACGTCCTGGCACTGCGGATAATGATGTTAATGCAACTAAATCAATGGGTATGCTCCCAGAAGGTGCAGTTGTTAATCACTTCCTTACTGATACAGATGCGTTCTTTATTAAAACAGATTGTCCAAATGGATTTAAACTGTTTAACAGAACACCTCTTCGTACAGCTATGGAAGGTGATTTTGACACGGGCAACATGCGTTACAAAGCCAGAGAAAGATACAGTTTTGGTGTATCTGACTGGCGTTGTGTGTTTGGAACACCCGGCGCTTAACTGTTTTACGCTAAATGTAACAATAGTTAGAGAGGAGGCCTTGCGCCTCCTCTTTTTTTTGTGTAAAATTTATATTCCTGACAACTGCATGGTGCGGTTGACATTTGCCACGACAGGAGATTTAACATGGCAGTACATTTTACAGGACCTATTCTGTATGCGGGTAAGGATGCCCCAAGAAAATGGTTCGCAAATTTACCTATAGCTAACACACCAGATTATGTCACTACATTTGATGACTATACTGGGGTTGCTTTAGACTCAACAAACGATTGGACAGTTGTTAAAGATAGTGGAGCGTCAGCAGCAATAGCCGCAGACGTTGAAAGCGGAGTTCTTTTACTTTCTTCTACAGCTACAACAGATGATGACGGTGCTTCCGTTCAAGGCAACGAAATATTTGCAGTTGCTACAGGTTCAACTGGCAGAGACATTTGGTTCGAAACTAAATGTAAAGTTTCAGACGCTGACCAAATGGACTTTTGTATAGGTATGACCGTTAATTTTGCGACAAACCCTGAAGCAATGTTGACAGCAGCCGACAGAATTGTGTTTGAATCTGATGACGGAACCGCAACTTTGCAAGTTATTACAGAAAAAGATGGTACAGAAACAGCTACAGCTTTAGATTCTACATATGACCTTGCTGATGATACTTTTGTTACTTTAGGTTTTAAAGTTTCTGGTAAAAACAAAAGCAGTGCAATAGTTGAATTTTTTGTTGATAGACAATTAGTTGCTACACATACGACAAATATTCCAGATGACGAAAACTTAACAGTTGGAGCTATGGAACTTTCTGGTAATGCTACTGGAACGAAAACATCTTCCATTGATTACTTATTTGCGGCTCAAGATAGATAGGAGTAACAAATGACAACAGCAAAGAAAACTGTAACAAAGAAATCAGTTTCTAAAACTACTGCTAAAAGCTCAAAAAAGGAACTACCTCCGCAGGGTAGTTCCGAGCATAAAGCAATGGTTCTAAGAGGCGAGATCAAAGAATAGGAAGGAGGGTGTATGTCGGGTTCAGATGTACAATCCACGTTTATTGAGGCAGCAGCTTCCGATGATAATGGAATATCAACGGCAGCTACCCTGTCTGGAGCAGGAAACCTTACCATTAATGGTGCGTTAGCTGACGGAGGTTCCGTTACTTTTGACCAGCCCCGTAATATTATTATCACTTCTGCTGGTGACGATAGCGGTGATACTTTTACTGTGACTGGCACAGATGAGACAGGTGCGGCACAGACTGAAGCTATTACAGGAGCAGATACAGGTGTTGCAACAGGAACATCTTATTTTGCTACTGTTTCACAGATTGCTGCGTCTGGTGCAAGTGCGGGTAATGTTGAAGCAGGTTCAGGCACAGCAATAGCTGCCCCGATATTTAGAGGTAGCCTAAGACTTCGTAATTTTTATTTTGTTAATACAGGTTCCGCAGGAACTATTTCGTTAAACGAAGGGTCTGCAACAGGTTCTAATAGAATGAAATTTAACACTATAGCGGGTGCAAATACTAATGCTTACCCCGATATAGGAGGTGAAGGTCTTCGATTTAGTGGAGGCGGTTATGTTGTGTATACACAGACACATTTATCGTCATTGACGGCGTTTTATAGTTAATCACATGGACGCTTCGTTAGAAGAGGCTGTGCGACAGGAAATTAAAGATTGGTCAAAACATGCTTTAGAACAATCTAATGACATGTTTAGCGGTCTTCCTGCTTGTCCTTATGCTCAGAAAGCATGGGAAGATAATCGTGTTGGGTTTTCTTTTTTGTATGAAAAGAACTCTCAAGCGCTAACAACATTAATATCTCAGTTTGATGATCGTTATGATGTTGTTGTATTAATTGATTTTGATTTTGAAGAAGATGCGGAAGAATTTCACGATTCTTTAGAGAGAATTAACATGGCAATATCAGAAGGCGGTTATGTTCAAAAAGATGTGTGGGTTATGGGGTTTCACCCCTATGACGACCCTAACGAATTTATTGATGATAATACTTTCTCAGAGTCTGTTAATGAGCCGTATTCGATGATTTTTGTTCAGAGACTCAGTAAACTTCAAGAATCTTCTGATAAAATTAAGAAATTAGGGTATTATAACACTTATCTTGAACAATATGATGTTTCTCAAATGTTAAAGAAACGTCAAGAAACATGTAGGAGATTGCGAAATGGCAATGGGTAGAGTTAATTTAGGTAATGGCGCAGCTAAAGTTAAAAAGATGCGTGGCGGCGGCATGGTTAAAAAGTTAGATAAAGGTGGTCCTTCTAAAACAGATGAGGATAAAAACCAAGAAAACTATGACAAAGCTATTAGAAAAATTGCTAAACAAAACAAAAAAGGGAAAAAATAAAATGGCATTAGGAAAAATAGATAAAGGCCCTCAACCTCTTGAGTTAAACCGTCAAAGGTATAATGAAGGTGTTACTTCTCCAGATGCCTCTAAAGTAAAGGTTCCAGAAGGTAAAAAAGGAAAGTAACCAATGGGTTCTTCTCGCGTAAAATTAGGAGTTTCTGCCCCTAAAAAAGTTAGAAAACTTAAAAACGGAGGTGGTTTTTCAGGGTCAGTAAATTTAGGTGCAGGTTCTCCTACCCGTTATTCGGATACTTCTGGGCGTATTGCATTAACTATTCCTTTTAGTTCTAAAAGAATAAAAAGAAGAAAACCGTCTTTAGAAGCTAGTTTTCGTAGAAGACAAGGACTTGGCGGAGGCAGGTTTACGCCTTCTCTTATGCTTGGTGGAAAATATAGATATAACATAGGTAAAGAAGGAAAGTAATTAATGGCTTTATCGGGGTCCAAGGATTTTGAACTTGATGTAACCGAATACATTGAAGAAGCATTTGAGCGATGTGGTCTAGTAATGAGGACGGGTTACGATCTTAAGACGGCTAAACGTTCTATGAACCTCCTTTTTGCTGATTGGGCGAATAGGGGGTTAAATCAATGGACAATTGAGCAGGTTTCTATAACTCTTGCAGATGGAATAGCCGAGTATCCTGCGGGAACATTAACTATGACGGTAGGAGCTACTGCTTCTTTTTCTGTTGCGGAAACAATAACAGGAGGAACAAGTGGGGCTACGGCTTCTATTACGAGTAAACCTTCCTCTACCAGTCTTGCTATTACTATTCCTTCAGGGACTTTTACCTCTGGAGAGACAATAACAGGAGGAACAAGCGGGGCTACAACTACCGTATCCGCAGCAGTTAGTTTCCAGAATGTTCAGAGCACTATTGATATATTAGCCTCTGTTGTTCGCCGTACTAACACCGATTATAATATCCAGAGAATTAGCCGAGGAGATTATCTTGGTATTCCTAATAAAGCTACAAAAGGAAGAGCTTCTCAGTTTTTTGTAGACAAACAAATAACGCCTAAAGTAACACTTTGGCCTACTCCTGAGAATAATACAGATGTTTTATATTTTGATAGGCTTGTTCGAATAGATGATGCTGATAATTACATAGATACACTTCAAATGCCTTTTCGTTTTTATCCTGCTTTATCTGCTGGATTAGCCTATTATCTTTCAATGAAAAAAGCGCCAGATAGAGTAACTTTGTTAAAAAGTATATACGATGATGAAATAGCCCGGGCAATTAGCCAAGATGCAGACAGAACATCCTTTAGTGTTGTTCCTGCTACTAATGGGAGCTAAATATGCCTAAGTATGCTGCTGGAAAATTTGCACTAGGGATTTCAGACAGATCTGGCTTTTCTTACCCTTTACGAAGAATGAAACGAGAGTGGACAGGAGCTTTGGTTGGCTTTGATGAATACGAGTCTAAACAACCTCAATTAAATCCAACACCTAAAGTTTTTGACCCACAAGCCTTAAGAAATCCTAGACCAAATACTCCAGAAGCTTTAACTATCTACGCAGGTCAACCCAACGTAGAAACCCCTGAAACCATCCAAATTAGAGCGATAGGTTCTATTGGATTTGTAACGGTGACAATCGCATGAGTTTTACATTTGCAACATTAAAAACTGCTATACAGGATTACACAGATAATTCTGAAACTACTTTTGTTAATAATCTATCTCTTTTTATAAAAGAAGCAGAAGAAAGAATCCTTAAAAACGTACAATTATCTTTATTTCGTAAAAACTCAACAGGAACAGCTTCTTCTTCTAATAAGTATTTAGCAATGCCAAGCGACTTTTTAGCGCCTTTCTCATTAAGTGTTTTAAGCTCGTCTGCACATGAATTTTTAGAATTTAAAGACGTTAATTTTATTCAAACTTTTACGCCTAATCCTGCAACTACTGGAACACCCCGATATTATGCTATTTTTGATGTAAGTAATTTTATCTTAGCCCCTACTCCGGATGCTGCCTATACCGCAGAATTGCATTATTATTATCGTCCTGCTTCTCTAACAGCAGGGAGCGATAGTGGGACAACGTGGCTAAGTGAAAATGCTCCTAATGCGTTGCTGTATGGGTGTTTAGTCGAGGCGTACACTTTTATGAAAGGTGATCCAGACTTGTTAAACACGTACAATCAAAGATTTTCGGAAGCTATACTAAGTCTTAAAAACTTTGGAGAGGCAAAAGAAGTGACAGATGACTATACTACTGGTATGATAATTAAACAAAAGCAATGATATGTTAAGTGTTATAACAGAAATACCAAGTGATTTTAAAATTGGTGTTGCAACAACAATAAATAGGGGACACACTCCCGCAGAAGTTGCAAAAATGTGTGCAGATAAGCTCGTTTCTGTATCAGATAACGCTCCTCCTCCCATTAAAGAACAAGCAAATGCCTTTAAAAAGGATATTTTAAATGTTGTGGAACATTATATGAGACAAGCAATTAAAAGCGATAGAGTGACTTTGTATAACAAATTTAAAGAAGCGGGTCACGAAGAACTCGCTAAAGCAATTTTAGGAGATTAGAATGGCGATCAGTCAAGCAATGTGTTCAAGTTTCAAGCAGGAGTTGTTGGTAGGAACACACAATTTTACGGCGAGTTCTGGTAATACTTTCAAATTAGCTTTGTATACATCAAGTGCAACTTTAGGGGCGAGTACTACCGCTTATACTTCTTCTAACGAAGCAAGTGGAACAAACTATTCTGCAACGGGATCGGCTTTGACTTCTGTTACTCCTGTTCTAAGTGGGACTACGGCTATCTGTGATTTTGCGGATTTAACTTTTAGTAATGTAAGTATTACTGCAAGAGGTGCATTGATTTATAATGATACACAAGCAGACAAATCTGTTTGTGTTTTAGACTTTGGGGCGGATAAAACGGCTTCAAGTGGTGATTTTACGATTGTTTTCCCAACGGCTGATGCTAGTAATGCGATTATAAGAATAGCTTAAAATGGCGGAAATAACAGGTTGGGGAAGAGGTACATGGGGCGAAGGAGCATGGGGTACACCCGACCCTGTTGATGTTACAAATGTCGTAGGGACAACAGGATTAGGTAGTGTCACAGTTACAGGAGAAGCTTCTTTTTCTGTGACGGGAGAAGCAAGTACAGGAGTAATTGGAGAAGTTGTTGTTTCTCTGAGTGAATCGGTAAGTGTAACAGGAGTAGTAGGTACAGGGGAGATTAGTTCAGTTATTGTTTGGGGCGAAATTATTCCAGACCAAACACCAAGTTGGTCGGGGGTTTCTCCGAGTCAGTCTCCGAGTTGGGGCGCTGTTTCTCCAAGCCAAACACCAAGTTGGTCAGACATAAACGCATAAGGATAAGAAGATGACAAGTACATACACAACTTTTAACGGTATAGAGAAACCAGCCACAGGAGACAAGTCAGGTACTTGGGGTACTATGGTTAATACTAATATGGACCTTATAGACCAAGCCCTTGATGGATTTATTTCTGTTACAGCGGCAGCTACAGGTTCTACAGGTTCCCCTAATACCCTACCAATTACAGATGGGTCTGTTTCTAATGGTCGAAATAGAATTATTAAGATTGTTGATGGCGGTGATTTAGGTGGCACGGTTTATTATCAAATAACCCCAAATGACGCAGAAAGATATTTCTGGATTGAAAACGCTTTATCAGGGTCGCAATCAATTCTTTTGTTTCAAGGCACATACAATGCCTCAAATGACATAGAAATACCGAATGGTAAAACAAAACTTGTTCGTTCTGATGGAGCAGGTAGTGGTGCAGTTGTTGTAGAAGTTGCGGCTAATCTTGCTGTCACAGGGTCTTATCAAGTCGATAACCTTTTATTAGACGGTAACTCTATTACTTCAACAGATACGAATGGTAACGTCAACATTACCCCTGCGGGTACAGGGGACGTTAATCTTGGTGCTGATACAGTAATGATTGGTGATGATGATGCTGATGCAACATTAACAACTCAGGGTACAGGGGATTTAACTCTTAGTACAAATAGTGGCACAAACTCAGGTACGATTGTAATTGCAGATGCAGCCAACAACGATATTACGCTAACACCGAACGGCACAGGAGACGTTAAACTTGTAGCTGATACAGTGGTTGTTGGAGATTCTGGAGCAACAGCTACCATTACATCTAATGGAACAGGTGATCTAACTCTTAGCACTAATGCAGGAACAGACTCTGGTACAATCACAATAACAGATGCAGCTAATCAAGATATTACTGTTACGCCAAACGGAACAGGGAATGTCAATCTTGTTGCTGACACAGTTGTTGTAGGAGACAGTGGAGCAGCCGCTACGGTTACATCAAACGGTACAGGCGATATAACTATATCAACGAATAGTGGCACAAACTCTGGTGTTATTACAATTACAGATGGTACTAATGGCAACATAGCTATTACACCCAATGGATCAGGCGAAGTTGATATATCTAAAGTGGACATAGCAGCAGGAGCAATAGACGGCACAACAATAGGTGCGTCTTCTGCAACTACAGGAGCTTTTACAACCTTATCTGCGACAGATGATGTTACCTTTAACGGAGGTACATTTGTCTTTAACGAAGCAGGAGCTGACAAAGACTTCAGGATTGAAGGTGATGGTGATGCTAACCTTATTAAGTGTGATGCTTCGGTAGACAGGGTTGGTATTAAAACAGCAACACCATTAGCGGCTCTTCATGTAACAGGCGATACTTTCTTTGGCGGTAATGTCAGAGAAAAAGTAACAATATCAGCCACTGCTTCCACAGGTACAATTAACTTTGATGCCGTAACTCAGAGTGTTCTTTATTACACAACTAACGCATCTGGTAACTTTACCATTAATGTAAGGGGTGATGGCTCAACTGCTTTAAATGCAATAATGGCTACAGGAGATTCATTGACTATAGCTTTCTTATCAACACAAGGAAGTTCAGCTTATTACATGAACGCCTTTACCGTTGATGGTAGTAGCGTAACTCCTAAATACGCAGGGGGTTCAGCTTTTAGTGCAGGTAACGCAAGTGGTATAGATGGATATGCAATTACAATAATTAAAACAGGCGATGATGCTTTCACGGCTTTAGCCGCACAGACACAATTCGGGTGATTAAACTATGGCTCCTATACTTTCTTCTTTCGGCTCTGCGGCAGCTCGCAATTATGGTTTTGGTTTATTAGAACCGTTATCAACTACCATAACAAGTTTTACTTCTTCGGGAACTTGGAACGCACCAGCAAGAACAACTGAGGTTGCTTACCTTATTGTTGCAGGAGGTGGAGGCGGTGGTGGAGCTTTTGCAGGTGGTGGCGGTGCAGGAGGCTATCGTGTAGGTACAGGTCAAGCTGTTAGTGCGGGGTCGGCTTATACAATTACTGTTGGAGCA